TCTGCCTGGCATAATGGAGCGATCTCTCTCTCCATATCCTGCTTATCTCTTGCTATAATATCGGTCTTAATCTGCTCGATATCACAGTCTGCACCTTTCTCTTTCAATTCGTCATAACGTCTCTTCGCTCTTACATCAGCAGAGGCCGTCAGATAAATCTTAAGAGATGCATCTGGCAGGACATTCGTTCCAATGTCTCTTCCATCCATGAGGATATCCGAAGTCTTCGCCATATCGCGCTGCAGATCAAGCAGTGCAGCTCTTACTTCTGGAACAGCGGATGTCACTGATGCCATCTTACCGACTTCTTCCTTACGGATATATCCGGTAACATTCTCACCATTTAAGATAACCTGCTGTTTTCCTTCCTCGTCATATTCTAAAGTTACATGAATGTTAGGACATTCTGCCGCAACGAGCTTCCTGTCATGTCCATCAATACCTTTACGCAAAAAATATAAAGCGATTGCCCGGTACATGGCTCCGGTATCTACATATATAAATCCTATATCCTCTGCGATTGCCTTTGCAATCGTACTCTTTCCAGCTCCTGCCGGACCATCAATTGCTATACTATACATGGACATTTCCTCCCATTTCTTTGAAACCTGACTGCTCACACAGTGATTTCACTTTTACCTACACTTGATTAGTGTAACATATCTTCGCGAAAAAAAAAACATTTTTTTGCTTATTTTGCAAAAAAAATTACATATGGTTTAAAAATGGCTTAAATACAAGCTCTTTTATAGGGTAAACTTATGTTAATTAAGTCATATAATTTCATATTCTGCCCCTTTTTTGCCCCTCAAAAAAATATAAAAATGCTATGGTATAATCTTTTTTCCGGTATCCGTTATGGATGCCGGATTATTTTTTACACAGCTTATTTACAATTTTCTGTATAGCAGCATAGTTATACCCTGCTGCTTTTAATTTCTTTTTACGCTCTTTTCCAGAACCCCATTTTCCTGCCAGAACTTCTTTAGCGATTGTTTCATTTGACTTCTTTTTTACTGGTTTCTTTTCCGGTGCTGCTTTTGTGAGAAATAATGTTCTCTCTGCTTTTCTCCTTCTGGTCAGTCCGTTGTAGACCCTGCCTCCTGCCTTGTTATACTGTAGCATCTTGCTTGCGATTGTAGCCCTGGAGCGGGTACCGTTTGCTGTGAGCTGTTTGATGGATCCAATGTTATAGGCAAACGAAACCAGCGCATCAATCTCATTCTGATTAAAGTCGTACTGCTTGTCATATTTTAAAACAAGCGGAAGATATTTTTTTGTAAGAGCTTTACTTAACCATTTTTCCGCTGTCTCTTTAGATATTTTCATGCCTTTATGGATTGATTTTCCTGTGATGCTTCTATCAGCATTTGTAATTCCATACCCGATAGTCCAGACTCCCACTTCATCGCGATAGGCCGTCAATTTGCAGCCTTCAAATTCTTTTACGAGATTTAGACATTTGTCACTGATTTTCTTCATTTATTACTTCCTCCTCTGGTAATTCATCTGTCATGTCGCTTAAAAACTTCTGTATCCATTTTTTGATTTTTTCTGGGACCGGCAAGCCACACAGTGTCATATTTTTTAAGATGCTGACAGCTTCATAAAGAACAAATAACAGACAGAAGAATTCACATACACCTAATTTCTGAATTCCAAGAAGTTTTATGTACTGCTCTGGAATCATGAAAAGTATATTG